TTGTAAGACTTTTTCGTGGTCATGTTCAATGACTTTTAACATAAGCTTGATTATTTCAATCTCGTTGATATAAAAATACACTTGGACTTGTTGTTCGTTGAACATAATATTGTGAAGGTGTTCCTTGTGATAATTTATTAGGTAATGCTGCATAAGCAGATCTGTCTATTTTAGTTAATGAGATATCTGTTGGCGATGAAGCACTAGGTGAAGTATTATTTCTAACATAGGCCTCTAATACATCGTTAATATCGTTTGGATAGTTTGTTGGATCGGTAGTAAAGTTATATTCAGCTTGTCCCAATACTAAAGGGATCGCGGCTAATTTAACTTTCCATAAATGAACGCCTCTATTATCCCATTCAGATAATAAAATATTTAAATTTCTTCTTGCTGTTTTTAAATGATTACCGGATCTAGCTGTTCCAATACCTACACGTCCATAAGCTTCATCAAAAAGCTCATCTAGTTCAAGATTGAAACTTGTAGTTCCGGAAGTAGCCATCTACTCTCCTACTTGTCTATAAATAACGTAACGTTTAAAGCACTACTGTTTGCTGTTACACCAATTCCATCAATAATTGCTGTACCATTTCTTGTAGCATATAGAACACCATCTTCAGGAATATTTAATGTTTCTGTTTGTCCTGCACCAACTGAAACACTAATAAAAACTTGTGTGTTAGTTGAAGAACTAACAGTTGTAGCATTTGCTAATCCATTAATAATTGCAGTTCCAGAACTTCCTGTTGATTGAATCATATATCCACGAAGTCTTGTAGGTCCAGTAAAAAATACTGCATTTGTGGAACTTGTAACGACTGGTTTTACATCTGATTTCATTTTATCTCCTTATATTAAGGAGCTCTTTCGAGCTCCTTAAAAATTAATTATTATACCGCAGCACTAAATGGAGTAGCTGGTGTACCTGTACATCCAGTATCAACATTAACTTTCCATTGAGTAGAACTAATAGCTGTGCAAGTTATTTTAGAATAAGTTACACCACCTGTAGTACTACCATTTAAAGTAATAGTGTCAGATGCTGCTACTGTTTCAAAACCTACCATGTTATCAGAAGTGTCATCAATAAATTTTGCACCTCCAACCATAACATCATTTGCGTTAGCTACTTGTACAATTAAATTTCCTGTTTTTGTAATAGATGCAAAAATTTCAAAAGATGCACCAAGGTTATTTAAATTGTTGTAGTCTGTAGGACCTGCAACTTCAGCGTTAGCTGTAGCGTTAAGCGCCGGTAATGTAAAAGTTACTGCACCTGCAGAATTGTTAATTACAATTCTTCCTGCATGATCCGCAACAGTTAGCGCTGTGCTTGTGTTTAATGTTTTAATGTTTCCTGGTCCTGTACTGATAAATCCATTTTTGGATATTACTGGACCTGAAAAAGTTGTATTTGCCATAGTTATGTTCTCCTAGTTATTCCAATCTAGTCTCTAGGCCGTCGACTATACGCGTCTAGATCAGAAGTTAATGTATAGTGATTAAAATATAACTTAATTTATTGAATAGCGCAAGAAATACCTGCATCGAAAATCTACTTTTCGGATATAAATAGCTAGTTTTAGCTAGCTACAGAAAACTCAGGAGCGGCCATTTCTACCTTAATTTGTCTATGTGCTATTTCAGCTTCAGACATTTTAATTTGGTTAATGATCTCACGAATTTTTTCGTCGATCCTAACCATATCAAGAGTATATATTCCCTCTTGAACGTAGTGTTGCTCCCAATCAAGTTCTAAGGCTCTCTTCTTTGTGTAAAGAGTGTGAACGTGATCTATCATCTACAACCTCCTCATAGGTTATCCAGCAAGAGGATATTGAACACATCCTATCACTGTCTTTAAATAATATATCTTTTTTTCCTATTTTGTCAAGGATAGCTTGTTCTATACTTTCTGCACTATCTTCAGCTTCAATATTAAAATCAGCTTTATGACCATACGCTCTGATTTTTACTTGAAACAATTTTGTCATAATTCATTCTTTCTATCAGATTAATGGGGTGAGATATACCCACCCCATTAAATAAAAAATGCTTATATATTAAGCACCTTGCGAACCGAAGATACCTCTAGGGTCAGAGAATCCAAATGAATATCTCTCTCTAGCTTTGTATCTAACGTTACCAGTGTCAAAATCACCTTCCATAGCAGTTTTAATAGGTGCTCTTACGAACATCTTTAAACCGTTTGGAACGTCTGTTTTAATGAAAAACGCATCAGTATCAGTTAAGAAATTGTTAACCACGTAACCTTGTGGAACCATTCCCATAGATTTAACTGCGTTGATATCATTATCAGCAGTGCCTGTTCTACCTGCAGATTTCATTAATCTTTCCGCTGTGAATTGTAATTCCTTTGGAATGATTAATTTAACACCTTGAGCTGCAATTTTTAAACCACGCTCATCAGTAAATGCATTGATATCAATCAATGATTGTTCTAATGAAGTTTCGTTTAAGTCAGCTTGTGTAGCAAGGGTATTGCTGAATGTTCCAGCAATAATTGGATGCGAAGCGTTAA